TATCTGTTATGATTTGATTTATTAATATCATTATGAGTTCCTCCTTACAACTCACATATCATAACATTTGTACATTCTTATTTAATATTTATTGTACATACTTAAGTATAACTTTATACTTTCTTTGAACAGCCCAACTGCACGGGTAGAATGATGCATCCAGCTTTGCGACGACCTGTCATAGGCTCATACCCTATACTGTCATTAAAGACTAGCACTTTATATCCCCTCAAAACAATATTTTTAAACGTATAAATGACCTCCAAAGTAATTTATAAATGTGAATTGTTTAATCTCTCTGTGCTAGTCTTTTTATTTTAAGCCGATATGGGATAAAGGTATTCCAGTAGCTTGCTAAGCTATCCAACAGAAATGTTGTTCGTGTTCGATTCACGATGTCGGCGTTTTGAAAGCACTTCTTAGGTCTGCGTGCGTAATGCTGTTTGTGGACTTATCCTAGGTTAAGAGGTGTGAGTAAGTTGCTATGTGCTGAAATAGGTAGCCAGTATTGCAGTAGATTTATGAGTTGAAATCTGCAACTTAGATAACTCGTCTTAAGTGTCATGTGGAGGTGCAAATCCTCACCATAGCAAGTTTTCGGGTAGCTCCCGAATAAGCAGGCGTTGCAGTAATCCCTGCTGAAATAATTAAAATGTTTGTGTTGGTTGATTTGCGAACAGGATGGCAAATAGTGTAATGAAGTGCCATAAATACTTTCCAACACAAGAAACTGTACAACGGATAGTAGTTCAGATGGGAGTAACGCTTGATTTATTCAAGTAGTCACAGGTTCAAGTCCTGTCTATCCGATTACAACAAACTAGGTTAGCTACCGAAAAGCACTTCCGCTGTGTCTGTTTGTTGTTTTTATCAATTAAGCGGAGTATGTATCACAGGCATAATACATAAATAATATCAAGCGGAGGTATTTGATTATGGCAGACATTAAAAATGACAACTACATAGCAATTCAAGGGTTTATGGTAAAGGAATTAGGACTTACAGGAAACGAACTAATTGCTTATGCTTTGGTATATGGCTTTTCGCAAGATGGTGAAAGCAAATTTAAAGGAAGCTTAAATTATGTTGCAGAATGGCTTAATTGTTCAAAAACAACAGCATTTAATCTTCTTAATAAGCTGGCAGATGATGGCTTTATCAAAAAGACAGAGAAACTTATTAATGGAGTAAAATTTTGCAATTATAGTGCAATCAAACCTAGTGATGAAGAATTAAAAGAAATAAAAGCGAAAAAGCAAGACCGAAAAGAAAAAGAAAAACTTGAACGGAGTTTAAAAAAATTGAACACCCATTCAAAAAACTTGAAAAGCCGTTCAAAAAAATTGAACGAGGGCGTTCAAAAAGTTGGAACTAATAAAAATAATATAAATATAAAAGATAATATAAATGACAATATAGGTAAGGACAATACATCAATTAACATTGATGGAGAGGTACATACATCGTTTTCAGAGAAACCGACGGCAAGAGCTGTCACAAGAGATGAAATGTTGCTTAAAGAAAAAGATATGGTTGATAGGTTTAATAACATCTGTGACAACAACATAGATAATTCAGCTATATGTGATTGTGTTAAAGACGGATTTAAGATGTATATGCAGTTATATGAAATCTATTTCCACAAAGTACACCCAATACTTACAGATAAGACATTAAAGAATGTATGTTTTGTTTTATCAACTATCACAGATACAGAACACGGACATTTCGACACTGACGCTATATACGAAACAGACGATAAAGGCATTACAGTTTTACAGAGAATGGTTAATGACCATTTCATCAGAGAGCATAGAGAAAGCACCAACTACTCAATAACACATTTTGCCAATGCTGAATATCTTGGCAAGCTGGCAAATAGATTTATAGAAATGTAAAGGAACAATATTTATGAAATTGATATTAGGCATAGTGTTACTGATATGGGTTTATTACAACATCAAATACATTGAAAGAGAAGATATATCTATTGCAACAGCTATTAAAGAGGGGATGTCAATAATAATATGTTTGCTGACAGGTATATTGGCAATTATGATACAGAAAATGATGTAAAACAGACAAGGAGTGATTATTATGGCAGCAGGTGTACACCCACTAAACAAAGATAAGTTTTATGAAGCAATTAACTTATACATATCGGGGCAGCTTTCACAAGTAAAGGCGGCAAAAGTAGCAGGTTGTAGCGTACCGACATTTAAGAAATACGCTAACAAGATTTATGGTGGTGAGGAATTACCAGATAATTTATGGGGGAAGAAGTGATATGTGTGAATTTTGCAATGGTAAAAAGAAGAAGATTGAAAATGGCTATACATATGGCAGAGCATATATAGAATCAACTAATTATGGCTATTGTTATAAACTTTGTTATGACAACAGCGGTGAAGAATATGGAGAGGGAGAGTTTGAAATCAATTATTGCCCTATCTGCGGTAGAAAGTTGGTGGAATGATGGCAGAACCTTTAAGTAAATTAGCAGAAAAATGTAAAAGTTGCCCTGAATCTGAAAAATGCGACCATAAAAGAATGGAGTTATGCGCTTTAGCAGATTTGCCACCACAAAATCTTGCAAGCACTACACAAGGCATTTTGATAGACAATATGTCGCCTATATTGAGGGAAGAAATAAAAAGCCCTTTAAGTCCATTTAGGTACAAAGACGAATTAGAAAAAGCACTAAATGATTTGCATTTTGGAAATATGTTTATGTATGGTGCTTAGAAAGTTGGTGGAATATGATTACGCAGAAAGATGTTCATAACAATATAGTTGTAAATGCAAGCGATTGGCAGAAAAGCTATTTGTCGTTTCAATGTGGTGGAAATGTTGAAAAGATAAAGGAAGTTGAACAGACAATGGCTAATATGATTAACGGCATTAGCAAGGCACTTAAAAATAGTGGAACAGATTATTTGAATAAACTTGATTTGTAAGCGAGGGATTTTATGAAACACAAAAAAGAATGGCACACTTGCGACAGGTGCGGAAAAGAGATAAAAGTAGGGCTGTTGTGTATGAACTCAATTACAAGGAGTGGCATATTAAATATGACTTACGATTTATGTAATGAATGTATGGAAGATTTTGAGAGGTTTATGAGGAATGAAAACATTGATTGTAGATGATTTAAACATTCCACCAAGTGTTATCGCAAGTGCCATTGTCAATAGAATTCCACTTAATGAAGATAAAAATTGTCACATTGAGCATTGGAGTACCAGATGGAGAATTGAAAAATATGGGAAACATACTTGTCTGGAAGTTAAGAAATTAAGATAAACAATTACCGACTACAGATTGATTGTAGCTGCTGACCTTAGAAAGCTAAAGGCTGATAAAACATATAAAAGGAGATGGAACTTATGAAACAGTTATTTGCAAGCGTGCCGATGAAAGGCAGAACAGAGGAAGAAATCAAAGCAAGTATTCAGAAGATGAAAAAGGTAGCAGAGATATACGAGGGTGAGGAATTAGAGCTTATCGACAGCTACATTGAGGATAACCCACCTAAAGACAGCAAAGAAGCTGTATGGTATTTAGGTGAAAGCCTTAAGAAGCTGGCACAGGCTGATGTGTTCATAGGAATTGCGGAGAACTATGATTGGAGTGGCTGTTGCATTGAAAGGGAAACAGCAGAAAGATATGGCATTAAAGCATATATGATTCCAGCAAGATATGTAATTGATGATTATAATGCACTTGTGCAGAAATTACATCCGGCTGTCCGTGACGTATTATTCTAACAAAATTTTACCGGCTAACAAATAGAGTTAGTTGCTACCCTAAAACAGTTATAGGCAGAGGTCTATAAGCACCTTTGCTTTTAAGTGGAGGTGCTTATCTTGAATTCTGAATTAAATCAACTGATAGATGATTGCGAAAAATACATATCCCAAAATGGAATAGATGAAAATATTATAGAAACCTACTACAACGTGTGCCAGCTTGCCAAGAATGAGGGTGAAATTGACACAATGTTAAAATGTACGACTAGGGCAAAAGAACTCATAGAAAAGGCTTGTATGCGGGATATAGGGCTATCTATGTGGGAGATAGAGAAGTTTGTCTTTAACAATAAAAGTTCCTTTGATTTGCTTGATAAATACTATGATGTGTTACTGCTTGAAGCCCAAAGCAAAATAGTAGATAGTGCATTTATGTATCTTGAAAAGAAAAGAGAACCTAAAGAGCGCTTCTATATGCCACGCCGCAAACAATTCTTAAGAATGGGGCTAATAGAAGCCTTGCAGGGTATGATTGATGATAAATACGATATATTGTGCGTATCATTAATACCTGGAGCGGGAAAGACAACTATCGAAAAGATGTTTAACGCTTTAGTAGCTGGCTGGTTTCCTAATGATTTTTGCCTTTTCTATTCCCATTCTGGCGATATTACACGAATGTACTATGATGGTGTATACGATATTGTCACCAACGCTGATGAATATGCGTGGAATGAAATCTTTCCTAATCTTACAGTTACAAGCACTAACGCAAAGTTAGAGCAGTTCAACATAGGCAAATATAAGTCATTTCCAAGCGTACAATGTACATCTGTTGGAAGTAAAAATGCTGGTAAAGTTCGTGCAAGTAAATTTTTGCTTGTGGATGATATGATAGGTGGCATTGAAGAAGCACTTAACCCTATGGTGCTTGATAAGCTGTGGAATAAATATGCGGTAGATGCTAGACAAAGAAAAATCCAAGATACGGACGGACACAATTGTAAAGAAATACACATTGCTACGCGTTGGAGTGTACATGATGTTATCGGAAGAATACAGAATATGTACGCAGGAAACAAAAGAGTTAAGACTATTGCCGTACCAGATGTAGACCCAGTAACCGGAGAAAGTAATTTTGATTATGAGTATAGCGGATTCACAAAAGAGTTTTTTGAAGACCAGCAATTGCTTATGGACGAAATATCTTACAGGTGCTTATACAAACAGGAACCTATCGAACGTGAGGGATTGCTATTTCCAGATGATAAAATCCGCAGATACCTTAATTTGCCACACGGAGAGCCGGAAATTATTACAGCCCAATGTGATACTAAGGGCAAAGGCACGGATTATTTCGTGTTGCCTGTATTACAGAAATACGGAGAAGATTATTACTGCGTTGATTGTGTGTGCAATAACACAGCAGATTACGAAGAACAATACAGAAATGCCGCAGGAGTGCTTGTGAATAATAAAGTGCAAGAGTGTGAATTTGAGCGCAATGCTGGCGGTGACAGAGTTGCAATGGAAGTTAATAAGAGAGTTGAGAGTGTAGGCTGGATATGCAACATCACTGATGTACCGACAGAGACAAATAAGGAAGCACGTATTTTTCAGTGTTCTAACTGGATATTACAACATATTATTTTTAAAGACTCGTCACTTTATAAGCCTAATGAGCCATACGGAGTGATGATGTCATTATTAAAGCAGTATTCGGTATCTGGTAAGAAACAATTAGATGATGTTCCAGATGTTTTCTCAAACTTTGCGTTAAGAATGACAAAAGGAAATAGAATAAAAAAGACAATAATTATGTCAAGTCCGATATAAGAGGAGGGTTTATATGACAACTAAGGATTATCTTAACCAGATAAGCTATTACAATAAGATAATTGATAATAAGTTGATAGAAATAACACAGTATAAAGAATTATCATACAGCATATCAGCGGTTGTTAATGAAGAAAGAGTTATGTCATCATCAGATCCGGACAAAACAGGCTGTGGATATGTCAGACTTGAACAAATGGAAGAAAGCCTTGACAAGCTTATAGACAAATACATTGATGTAAAAAATAAAATAATAGAGCAGATAGAACAGATAAACAATGAAGATTATTATACAGTATTGTTTCTAAGATATGTCAGAAAATTCACGTTTGAAAAAATTGCAAATGAAACAGGCTGGTGTTGGCGACAGGTACATAGAATACATGCTAAAGCACTACAAGCCTTTGAAGACAAATATGGAAGTGAATATTTGTAAAAGATGTCATAGAATGTCACATTGCCGGCGTGGTATAGTATATCTGTAAGAAGTCACAAAGATGTTTCTTCATAAACACATCCTTATCAGAAGCACCGTTGCTTAATTGCGGCGGTGCTTTTGTTATGCAATGAGGTAAAGATATGAATTTTTATATGAGTAAAGATAAATCAATTATGTGTCCGAACTGCCACAAATTCTTAACTAAGGCAGACAGCAAAGACCCACGAACACATAAGTTAGCGTGCAAGCATTGCCACAAATGGATATGGTATGTGCCTAACGATGATGATGATTTTCAGATTAAGGAAATACCACAAAGCAGAAGTTCAAGCGGTATGACATTTTATTAGAGGTGTAGATAATGCAGACAGGAAGAATTGCTATTTATACAGGCGCAAAAGAAATAACACCTGACAATATAATACCAATTTTGCGTGAAGCAATTTTGGAACATGATATTAATTCCAACAGAATACAGTTTCTTCTTGATTATGACGCAGGAATACAGCCGATAGTTAGGAAGAATCCAAAGACTTACAGACCAGACATTGACTGTGAGTGCTGTGACAATGTGGCTAACGAGGTCACAGAGTTTAATTTAGGTTTTAAGTGGGGAAATCCTATAACGCTAGTTCAAAATGGCGACAATGAGGATTCTAATTTCACAGAAGCTATAGCAGAATTAAACAGTTGTTACGAATCACAGAACGCAAGACAAAAGCAACAGGAGCTTGCAAGATATGTTGAAATCGGTGGCGTTGGATATGTCCTTATTGATGTAAATACAGAATATGAGGATGGGGAAAGCTATTTCACATATGATGTATTAGACCCAAGAACAACATTTGTTGTAAGGTCAACAGCTTATAGTGACAAGAGGGTTATTCTTGCAGGCACTTATATCAAAGACAAACATAGCGGTGCAAGATATTACACCTGTTTTACAAAAGATATTCGTTATGAAATTACGGATGGGATAAAAATCACAAACGGACCAGAAAAAGGAAAAACAAAATGGGGATTTTTAGAGAGAAGTGGGGAAGAGAATCCATTACATAAAATTCCTATTATTGAATATACAAGGTCATTTGATAGAATGGGCTGTTTTGAACGGCAAATATCTGAAATGGATAACTTAAACCTACTCATTTCAGATTTTACCAATGATGTCGAACAGAACACACAGGCAGTATGGCACACAAATGATGTTGATTTCCCGGTTGAACAGGAAACAACAGTTGATAAAGACGGAACACCACATATCACTAAAAAAGTAAGGAAACCAAAATCCGGAGAATGGATGCAGACCTACACATCAGCAGATGGCAAAACTCCAATAGTTGAGCCACTTGCAATTAATTACGATTACACAGGTATGCTTAACAATATCCAATCAAGGCGACAGATAATCTTGCAGAAATGCAATGTTCCACAACGAAATGATAATAGCGGTGGCAGTACAGGAGTTGCAATGTCAGATGCAACAGGCTGGTCACAGGCTGAAACAGCGGCGGCAAAACAGCAATTAATTACTGATGGCTGTAAAATGGAAGAAATAAAAGTTGTTCTTGCGGCTATTAAGCTGTCAAACAATGTTAATAGCAGTAATCCATTACTTAAATTAAGGGCAAGAGATGTAAAGCCTAACATTAAGCGACAAAAAACTTATGAAATGTCAACTAAGGTTAACGCTATGGCGACATTGATAAGCCACGGATTTAGTCTTAAAGATACAGTTGATGCAATTCCATTTTTTGATGACCCTAACGATGTTGTAGCAAGAAGCGGAGAAATGGTTAAGGCATATCAAGACAGCATAATTAACAAAGACACACAGAATCAAGCAGAGGGCGGAGATGGCGAACAATCGCCTAACAAAGACCGCACAATGCAAGACTTATCAGACCAGACAGAAAATAGTCCAGTTATAGATAAGAGCAGAACAGATAAATAAATTGATATTGAGCCACAGGGTAGAAATACCTTGTGGCTTTTTATATGCCCTAGAGAAAGGGCAATACAAATATCGCAAGAAGTTGAGAGAACAACAAAAAACGCAGAAAGCAGAGGTAAAGAAATTATGGCAGATGTAACTAACACAACAACAGAACCAACAACTAATAATGAGCCACAGAACGAAGAACAGACACCTAGCGTAGAAGAACTTATGGCACAGCTTGCTAGTGAAAGAGCTGAAAAAGAGAAGTATAAGAACGCTTCCGATAAAGCCAGTTCAGAAGCAGCTAAGTACAAGAAAGAACTTCGTTCAAAGCAGACAGCAGAAGAACAGGAAGCGGAAGCAAAGGCGGAAGCTGAAAAGTTGCAGGCTGAAAAGTTCGAGAACATGAGCAAAGAGCTTAATCATATGAAAGCTGTCAATGCTTATCAGAAAGTTATAGGCGATGGAAAGGATATTGATTCTTTGATTGAGGCAGTTGCAGATGCAGACCATAGCCTTATAGCAACTGTAATTGCCAATGAAGTGCAAAGACAGGTTAAAGAAGCTAAGGCAGAGTGGCTTAAATCAAGACCGGCTATTAATGCAGGCGGTGGAGAAGAAAGCACGATAACACAGGAACAGTTCAACAAGATGAATTACCACGAAAGAGTGGAGTTCAAAAATAAGAATCCAGAACTTTATAAGAAGTTCACAGAGTAGAAAACGGAGGTAAATAAACTATGCCACAGACTAAGTTAGCAAATTTAGTAGATCCACAGGTAATGGCTGATATGGTATCAGCTAAGTTGCCAAAGAAGATTAAGTTCTCACCTATTGCAAGAGTTGATACAACACTTGTAGGCAGACCAGGAAGCACAATCGTTGTGCCAAAGTATGCTTATATTGGTGACGCAGAAGATGTAGCAGAAGGTGTTGCTATGGGTACAACAGTACTTACAACATCTACAACAGAAGCAAAGGTTAAGAAAGCAGGTAAGGCTGTAGAGCTTAAAGATGAATCAGTATTATCTGGTTATGGCGACCCACTTGGTACAGCTATCAATCAGATTGCTATGTCAATCGCTGCAAAGGTTGATAATGACAGCTATGACGCACTTTGCACAGCACCTATTGATTACGATGGAACAGCAGCACCTATCAGCTATTCAGCAGTTGTAGCAGCTAATAGCAAGTTTGATGATGAATCTGATTCATCACTTACAAAGATATTATTCATCAATCCAGCACAGGAAGCCACATTACTTAATGACGCTGATTTCAAGAGCAATGACAAGTACCCACTTAATGTAATTATGAATGGCACTATCGGTTCTATTGCAGGAGCGCAGGTTGTTAAGTCTAAGAAAGTTAAGCTAGTTAAGTATGAGCTTGATGATTCAACAGGAACAATCAATGTTGTGGCTGATACAACAAGCGAGGATTCAACTAATGTTCATCTTGACACAGCACTCGCACATACGCTTAAGCCAAAAGACAAGGAAATCAAGGTAGGTAGCAAGTTAAAGGCTGTTACAACAGAGTTCTACGCTTGTCCTATTGTTATCGTATCAGCAGAAGACCCTAACGAGGACACAGGTGCAGATGGCGTGTCAGAGGAAGAGAACGCACTTACAATCTATATGAAGAGAAGCGTTGAGATTGAATCAGACAGAGATATTCTTGCAAAGACAACTGTTATCTCTGGCGATGAACACTATACAGCAGTCTTAAGCAATGATTCAAAGGTTGTTCTTGCCAAGTTTAAGGCGTAAAGGAGTGATTGTATGTTATTAAGACGACACAAAATCAACGCCGCAAAGCAGAGCGAAGAAGTAACAGCAGATAATGTAAGACAAGAAGCTGTTTATGGAGATGAGCTTAAATATGAGGAAGAGCAGGACAAATTCCCTGCTCAACCTACAAGCGATTACACAAAGACAGCTATTAAGCGTATGCCAACAGCGGACTTGCAGACACTTGCCTTAGAACAAGGTATTGAGAACGCAATGGAGCTTACAGGAGCAGAGCTTAAAGAACTGTTAATTGAGAAATTAGGATTATAGGAGCTGAAATTATGGAATACACTACATTAGAGCAAGTTAAAATCAGACTTAAACAATTTCATATTGATACAGTCACAAACGATGATGATACAACATCTGATGTGGTAGTGTTCGATAGCAAAGAGGATAATCCAATAATCGAACAGCTTATTAAACAGGCTACAGAAGATGTAAAGGCAAAAAGGTGTTATCCCGACAGCTACACAAATGAAATGATAACCGAGGACTTGAAGAAATTTGAAAGTGTTATTGTTAATCTGGCTGTCTATGACCATTCACAGGCAGGTGAAAACTTTATGTCTGCCTTAAGTGAGGGTGGTGTCAACAGAACTTGGAGAGATAGAGACAGCTTATTTGTCGGGGTATTTCCTTTTGCTAAAGTTTTATAAAGAAGATTGTGCGTTACCATTTTGCTGATGTCGGCAATATGGTAGCAGGCGGCACACATTAAGGGTGGTGGGCGGTGTGCCATTATTAATTATGAAAGGCGGTATATCAATGCCAATAGCAGTAATTATAAGCATTATTTCAGTTGCTTTTTCCGTCTTTTTCGGACTGTTTACGTTGGGATTTAATCTTAAGAACAACAAAAAGTCTGACAATGCAGAACTTACAGAGCGTGTAAAAGAAAATACACGCATAAATATGAAACTTGACACAATATCAAGCAATACAACAGAGATAAAGAATGAAGTTACAGAAATGAGAAAAGAACTTAATTCTCACGATAACAGGATTATTAAGGTTGAGGAAAGTGTAAAGTCGGCACACCACCGAATAGACGGATTGGAAGCACGACTTAATGAAGATAAGGAGGTATAGCAGAATGGATATAACATCGGTAACAACAGTTGTAGCAATCGTTGTAATAACATATCTGATAGGCTTAGGAGCTAAGGCAATTCCACACATTAAGGATAATTACATTCCTATAATTGTAGGCGTTGCAGGCGGTATCTTAGGCGTTATAGGTATGTATGTAATACCTGACTTTCCGGCAAATGATATTCTTAATGCAATCGCAGTAGGAATTGTGTCCGGATTATCAAGCACAGGTGTTAATCAGATTTATAAGCAGGTAAAGAACAATGCTTGACATTAATAAGCAGGCTATGAAGTATTCACTCCAAGGACAGACAGTAACTATCTATGAAAGAGATGATGATGGCAATATCCTATATGAGGGATATACCGACACAGAGGGCAACTTCATTCCTTATCTTGATGATGAGGGAAATAAGATACCCAAAGTTCTTGAAGAGAAAACAGGTTTTTCAGAGCCGGTCGATTTCAAAGCAAACATATCATTCAGCGGCGGAGAAGCACAGAGTAAGGAATACGGCTTTGATACGGCTGATTTTGATGCTATTTTGCTGACGGATAGGAATATGTTACCTATCCAAAAAGGCGACCTTATATGGCTTAATAGCAAGCCTACATACACATCTGACAGCCTTGTTAATGAAACATCGGCAGACTTTACCATTGTAGGCATTAAACCAGCATTATATTCAACTAAGTATATGCTTAAAGCAGTTGTAAAGTAGGTGAATAATGAAAGATACAATAATCAATGTATTAGGAACTGAATATTTTATACATTATAGAAACGAAGAAGATGATTCGTTGCTTAGCGGAAAATGCAGAGATGGATACACTGATAATTCAACACATGAGATTGTAATTTGTAACAAAAAAGAAGATTGTGAGTTGCAAGATTATGAGAATTACAAGAAAAGTATTCTTAGGCATGAAATCATTCACGCATTTTTATACGAAAGCGGTTTAGATAGTTCGTCATATTCTTATAGTGCATGGGCTATCAACGAAGAAATGGTTGATTGGTTTGCAATTCAATCGCCTAAAATATTTAAAGTTTTTGTGGACTTAAAATTGCTATAAGGCGGTGCATTATGGCAAGACATACAATTAATATATCCTTGTCTGAAAAGTCCATAAATGAAGCTATCAGACAGCTACAACAGTATAAGAACTGGCTTATCAAAAAAACTTCACAGCTTGTCAAAGAGCTTGCAGAAGTTGGAATACCTGTTATAGATGAAAATATGGCAAAAGCTAGTTATACATATGATGAGAAAGGTGTTCGTAGCGGTTCAGATACAAGCCATCACAGCTATGTTGAAATGAAATCCGCAGGAGAATATGTTGAAGCAAAATTAATTGTAGAGGGCAAAGAACTTATGTTTATAGAGTTCGGAGCTGGCGTATTCTACAATGGAGCGGCTGGAAGTAGTCCACACGACAAAGGTGTTGTTAATGGTATGGTTATAGGCTCATACGGCGAACATCACGGCGTACAAAAAGTGTGGGGTTACTATGATGATGACGGAAACTTAGTTCTTACACACGGCGTAGAAGCACAAATGCCTGTTTATAAGGCTGATATGGAAATCATACAGAAATATGTTGAAGTAGCAAGAAGAGTATTTAGTTAATTTTAACCCACTCTGCTCTATAACCTATTATATCGAGAATTTCCATAACTTCATTATAAGTAAAACTTTCTTTGCGAAAGCGATTACTAAAATTTTGAAAAGAAAGTTGTGTTCCGTGCCTACGATTTAATTCAGCATTTACTTGTGACATAGTAAAACCTTGAGATACAATAAGACCTTTTAATTCGTCTTTTAACATAAAATCAACTCCTTTATATTATTTTTAATATATTATCATAATAAAATTAAATTGTAAAGTTTAATAAAACACTTGATAATTATAATATATGGGTTTATAATTAAATTATAAAATTTAATTAGAGGTGATATTATGGGGAAAGCGATTGATTTAACAGGGAAAAGGTATGGCAGATTAATAGCTGTTGAAAAAGTGAAAAATCCAAATGATAAGCACCACGCATACTGGAAATGCAAATGTGATTGTGGGAATTTTATTATTACAAGAAAAGACTCTCTCGAAAATGGACACACAAAATCTTGCGGTTGTATAAGCGCGGAGAAAGGCTATCATAATCACGGATACTCACACGAAAAGTTGTACAGCATTTATTATGGTATGAAATACAGATGTTATAACCCAAACTGTGATTCATATTCATTATATGGTGGCAGAGGAATAAAAGTATGTGATGAATGGTTAAAAAATGTAGAAAATTTTATTAATTGGGCTTACAAAAATGGGTACGATAATAAAAAGACTAAAGCTGAACAATCCCTTGACAGAATAGATGTTAATGGCAATTATGAGCCATCTAATTGCAGATGGGCTGATAAAGATGTTCAAAATTATAACAAAAGATGTACAAGAAAGATAGTTATAAACGGAGAAGAAAAAACATTACTTGATTTACATAAAGAATATGAAATATCAATGACTACATTGAGAAGTAGATATCAAAGATATTTAAAAGGTTTATGTACTGTTGACGAATTAATTCAGAATACAAAAATAATAAATAAGCCCCAACAGATAATTATTAGGGTTGGTGAAGAAGAACACAATTTGACAGAATGGGAAAAAATAACAGGCACATCAAGAAAAACCATAATTCATAGATATAGAAAAGGGGCAAGAACATATGAAGAGTTATTTAAGAAAGGTCGCTGAAAAGCGACTTTTTCATTTTGCAAGGAGCGATAATCTTTGCATAGCAAGAGAGGTGTTTAATTAATGGCAAATGCAAACGATTGGGCGATAGACCTTGAAAATACAGTCACAGCACTTGTCAAGGCTAAAACCCTAACACAGCTTAAAAAGAAATATCCAAAGATAGTCATAACAAATGAGGGAGAAAACAGCGGTCAAGCAGTATTCCCAACAGTATACATTCATTTACTGCCAGCAGTAGAACAAGGACAAACACTTGACGGACAGACAATTAACGCATTGTTAGCGACATTTCAAGTAGATGTTACAGCTAATACAAACAAGTCTGACTGTCGTAAGGTTATGGCGATAATTACAGATACATTCAAGACAATGAGATTTCAAGGCAATGCAATGCCAGAGTTCTCAATCAGTAATAAAGTACATAAGAGTACCGCTAGATTCAGAAGAATGATAGCGGCAAATGACAGATTAATGTAACAAAGAGCAGAAATGCTCTTATTTTTTTGCAAATTTTTAGGAGGTAGACAAGGCAATGGCAAGTACAAGTTATAAAGCTAGGGTTATCTACAAGGAACATAGCGAAGATGGTTTTGCAGGCTCATACAAGTTAATGGTTGCGGCTAAGTCGATTTCAGCACCAGTATCAGCACCTAACACAGTTGAAAGCACAACATTTGAAGATGATTCACAGACATTCTTAATGGGTATCAAAACATCTGACGCTAAGACTTACACAGGAAACCTTGAGAAGGCTTATTTGCAGGACTTAATCAAAGCAGAAGGTAAGCAGTTAGACATTATTCAGTTATATGGTTCTGACGGATTAGGTGCGGTTGCTAAGTACGCATTTGTCGGACAGGTAACAGCGACACCTAATGATGTTTCTGGTACTGATTCGGTACTTGAAATGACAGTAACAGCAGTTCCTAACACTTCACCTATCGAATGCACAGACAAGCTTCAAGTTGTTGAAGGCACTGGTGGCACATTCACAGTAACAAAGGTGGGGGAATGATAAGCCAATCGACTAAATCAAAGGCTGTGTCGATTGGTGGCACAAACGCCAAAACAGCCGACTACGCATCATATCTTGATGATGTAACAGAATAACAATTGATTGAAAGGGCGGTCTACGGACTGCCCCTTTCCTATGTTAAAGCATAGGGGGAAAGGGAAAATATGATGAATATTAATGTAAACGGAAAAGAATACAAAGTTGAGTTCTCTTTTAGTGCGGCAGAGCACAAAGAAATAGTGCAGAAAATGTTTTCTGTCGTTAATGGTTCTTACTTACTTGCACAGACAGATAAAAGCGTTGCACAGGCTTCCTTTGATGGATTAGCAAATATGACAGCAGATGTGCCAGAGATTTGCATTACCGCCATTTATGCAGGCTGTATTGACAATAACCCAGTAACTATGGATGAAGCAAAGGAACTCACTAGGGCATATATTACAGAGAAAAGAAAGACAGATAAGAGTTACGGATATAGAACGTTGTTTGAAGAAATCAAGAAAGCGATGGAAGATGATGGTTTTTTCGAGCTGTCAGGGATAACAACGATGTTAGAGGAAATGGCGAACAATGTGGAAGAAGCGACACAGGAACAGAAGAAGCCGACAGTAGTTCCACAGGACCACAAGAAAAAGCAGACTTCCACAAAATAATCTGGGAAGAATACTTTGTCTTAGCCAGTTCACTAGGCGTTAGTTATTCAGACTTTCTAAGAATGACACCTACAAAATTATTACTATACGCAAAAGGCAAAAAGATTGATAGACAAAATCGAGATGCAGAAATGTATAACTGGTTTTTTGTCTATGCAATACCGGCTATTTCTTGCGGCATTGGTGCGGCATTTAGTAAAGATACACACATTGAATATCCGAAGCAGGCTATTTTATCAGAAAAAACGGAAGAAAGCGAAGAAGATACCTACGATAAAGAGTTACAGCGAATGTTACTCAATGAACAGAAATGGGCGGCACGAGCTGAAAAGAAAGGATTACCGCCAACAATCCTATAAAAAGGGGGGTAAAGCGTGGAATTAGACAGTTTAGAGGTTAAAATTACTGGTACTGCCACTAAAGCTATCAATTCTGTTGATAAACTGATAAATCAGCTTACAAGGCTGTCAACATCACTTGCGACTGTGAATGGTTCATCATTAAGCGGTCTTGCGAGTGGTGTTAGTCAGTTAGGTTCTGCTATGCAGAATATGAACGCAGGAACAGCAGATTTTACAAGACTTGCCAAAAATATCACAAAAATAGGTTCTGTTGATTCAGTTGCACTAACTAACACAGCTACATCACTTCAAGCTGTCACAAAGGCAGTTGCAAGCATATCAGCTATTCCGCAAAATGCAACACAAGTCACAGAATTTGCAAAGTCACTTGGTAAGCTAGGCAGTAAGAGTATTGAAAACGCCGTTGTAAACATTCCAAAGCTAGGTAATGCTTTAAATGGCTTAATGACAACGCTATCAAGAGTGCCAACAGTAAGCCAAAATGTTATTCAAATGACTAACGCATTGGCTAATCTTGCCAGTCAAGGTAGCAAGGTGGGTACTTCTTCAAACTCACTTCAAAAGTCGCTGTATGGCGTTTCTACAAGCACTAGGACAGCAACTAAAAGCAGTTGGAACTTGGCAAGTGCAATAGGTAAGTTTTATGCCACCTATTTTATGGTAATTCGTGGCAGTAAGAAACTTATAGAAGCAATCAAGTCAACGACAGATTACATCGAAGCGTTCAACTATCAAGCGGTTGCGTTTGGTAAGATTGGTTCAGAATGGGATAAAGATTACGAAAAGTACGGCTATGATAATGCAACGGCATATGCAGAGAGCTTCCAAAGCAGGGTAAATGATACTCTTGGCAAGCTATCTGGTTTAAAAGTTAATGTTCAAGGCGGCTTACTTGAAGAAAGCGGAGCAAAGAACTTAGGACTTAACATACAAGAGATAACACAGTATGCTTCACAGTTAGCTTCTGTTACTAACTCGCTAGGACAGACAGGCGAAGCAACAACGGCAATAACAAAGTCAATGACAATGCTTGCAGGCGATATAAGCTCGCTTTTTAATGTGGACTATTCAACAGTAGCACAGAACTTACAAAGCGGCTTAATCGGTCAATCAAGGGCATTGTATAAGTATGGCATTGATATTACCAATGCTACATTAGCGACATACGCCTATAACTTAGGCATATCAAAGTCTGTATCAGAAATGACACAGATGGAAAAGCAGCAGTTAAGAGTGTTGGCAATATTAGACCAAAGTAAAGTATCTTGGGGTGATTTAGCTAATAGACGGAAGAAAGTTAATGATATAGCTTATCTTCCAAGTGTTGCATAAGAATAGAAATATCTTATGGCAATCGGGCAAAATCGGTGAAGGCTAAAGTTTTCAAAACAAGCAATATGTGATATAATATAAGTATGAATAAATCTTATATTATATACAAAGTAACTAATAAAATCAATGGTAAAATATACATTGGAAAAACTTATAATCTTGAAAAAAGAAAAAAACAGCACATTGGCGATATAAACAATGGATTACCTTTTCATAACGCATTAAAGAAATATGGTGTTAATAACTTTGAATGGGAAATAGTTGATAAAGCAAATAGCGATTCTGAAATCAGAGGAAAAGAAATACAGTGGATTAAGAAATGCAATTCTTGTATATCATTCCCGAACTCAAACGGATACAACATCACGCTTGGCGGCGAGGGCGGAATATCTTGGAACTCAAAGCCAATTCTTCAATATGACCTTAATGGGAATTATATTGACGAGTATATAAGCTCATCACACGCAAGCGTTGTGACAGGTTTACAAAGACACGACATATCTGGTTGTGCAAAAGGCATAGTAAGCCGTTCAGGTGAATATATGTGGCGTTATAAAGTTGGTGAAAATATCCCTAAAAAGATTGCTTCTTATTCAAAGAAAGCAAGCACAAGGAAACGTGCTGTAATGCAACTTGACAAAGAGGGGTTTGTTCTTAATATTTTTGATTCATTAACACAAGCAAGTCAAGAAACATCAACATCAAGAACAAGCATATCTTTTTGCCTGAGTGGTAAATATGGAACGGCAAACAATTATGTATGGATATATGCTAATGAATACAATCCAAACAAAGATTATAAGTATAATGGTATAAGAGAGGGAAAGGGCATTTACCAACTTGATAATGATAGAAAAATCGTGAATCACTTCAATAATTGCACAGAAGCGGCTAGATATATGAATGAACCTGACAAAGTGCATAAACAGATTCACAAGGCTATCAAGACAGGAAATAAATGCAGAGGATTTTATTGGATTAAAGCTGAAAATTATGCTAATACCGAGATAACTCAATAGATTACGAACAGGCTATTGAGTATCGTAACGAGTAGGAATTGAATAAATATAATATTCCCAAGAGTGTCCGACACTACTGCATATAGGGCAGTATGAGGTGAAAGTGGCTACCACCAAACCAAACGTAAAAACGTGGGTGATAATGTACTCTGAACTTATAGGAAACTATAAGAAGTATAGGATAAAGAGCCTATACGATAACAAATTTGACAATCAACTCCCCAAGTAATATGTTACGCCAGTTCAGTAACAATATGAAAGAGGTAGGAATGGTAGCAGGACAGCTATTTATCCCAATTCTTTCAAAGGTTATGCCAGTAGTAAACGGAGTAACTATTGTAATCAAAAGATTATTAGTCAATCTTGCTTCTTTAATGGGTGTTAAGATTGACTTTGAGAGCTTCGGACAAAGTGGCTATAAAGACACATCAGATGGCTTAGAAGATATTTCAGACGGCTACAAAGATGTAGCTGATTCAGCTAAGAAAGCTACATTATCCCTTATGGGATTTGATGAAATAAATAAATTACAGGACGATACAAGCTCAAGCAAGGGCTCAAGCGGTGGTGGCGGTAGCACTATTGATTTGACAGATGATATTGCTAAGGCGGCGGCAGAATATGAAGCGGCGTGGAATAAAGCATTTGCCAATATGGAAAATTCGGCAGTTGCTTGGGCTGATAGAATAGAAAAAGCCATAAAAAAGGGTGACTGGTACGGAATAGGTACTTACGCAGGCAAACAAATAAACAAAGGGATAAATGCTTTTCCTTGGAAAAAAACAGGAGAAGCAATTACAGAAGCTATTTGCAATGTTTTGGATTTTGCAGATGGATTTGTTAGTTCTGTTGATTGGGAACAATTAGGAAGAAATATAATAAAGTTTATTGAAGGTATAGATTTAGGAAAAATAACTGTAAAAATTTTGGACCTAGCAATTGACTTAGGAGTATCAGCAATAAAATTAATATGGGGTGCTTACCAGGAGATATACGACAAATGGGGAATTGCAGGAATTTTGGCTTCTTTGGTTATTCCGGGCGGAATTCTTACACTTAAATTTATTACGGAATTTTCAGCAAGCATAGATGATAGTAAATATGTAAAAAAAGCAAAAGATGGCATAGAAAATATAAAAATAGCTGCACAAGAAAAATGGAATGAAATTACAGATTGGTGGAATAATACAGCAATCGTAAATTGGTGGAATAATGATGTTACGCCTTGGTTTGCTAAAGATAAATGGAACAACTTGGGTGATAATTTCAAGTCAAGTCTACAAGATAAATGGTCTGATTTTTCTTCTTGGTGGAGCACAACCGGAATTTACAATTGGTGGAATAATCACGTAGCACCTTACTTTACGGCAGATAGATGGCGTGATATGGCAGATGGAATAAGAGTAGGCATACAAGATAAGTGGAATAATGTAGTTAATTGGTGGGATAGCAAACCATCCCTTAGTGAAATTTCAGTAGCCGTTGAGAACTTTTTTTATAAAGTAAGAGATATGTGGTATAATTTCAAAGATTGGTGGGACAACTTAGGACTTAGCTTTCCACATATAAAAACGCCACATTTCGATATTGATGGCGAATTTAGTCTTGTGCCACCTCAAGTGCCCAAGATAAGTGTTGATTGGTATGCAAATGGCGGCTTTCCAAACAAAGGACAGTTATTCGTTGCTAATGAAGTAGCACCCGAAATGGTTGGTACTATGGACGGAAGAACAGCAGTAGCCAATCAGCAGGAAATCACAACAGGTATTGCTAATGCAGTTTATCCAGCGGTTTACAATGCAGTTGTGGCGGCTATGTCAGAAGCCAACAACAACGTTAATATAACACTACAAGGTGACGCTGATAAATTGTTTACAATGGTACAGGATAGAGCTAATAACTACACTAATATGACAGGGCAAGCAGCATTCCCTTATTAATTGACAAATAAATAATAAAAGAATATATTTAAAGTACTAAAGATAAGGGGGAATGTATATGTCAGTAAAAAAAGGCTTATATAAAATGCTGGAAGTATTAGGAATAAAGAAAAAACAGCAACCGCAAGTTCAGCAACCGTTAAATCCTAACTTTAAAGGAGTGTACAGAGCGACAGAAAACGGCTTAGTTGAAGTATATTGTCCAAGATGTAGCAGTTGGGACTGCTCTCACACACAGATTACAACAACTGTACCACAGAAAACTAAGACAAGATATACCGTTAATTTGAATCCGTTTAGACCGTTTACGCTGGTTAATAAGAAAGAGAAGATTAAGCAACAGGGCGGAACTTATTCACAACATAGGTTTGTGTGTAACAGATGTGGGCTGATTTTTTGGTAATACATGATTTTAATGGAGCGTATCTTTTCGGTGCGTTCCATTTTTTATTTAAAAGTACTTGACAATTATTGCAAGGGCAGTTATTATAATAACATAAATATTGCAAGGGCAATAATTGAAAGGAAGTGATTATTATTAGTCCAGCAGGAAGACCACATAAGGAAAACCCTAGAAATGTTAATCTTAACATCAGAATAACAAAAGATGAAGCTAATCGTATTCAAAAATGTGCTGATGAATTGGAATTAACAAGAACTGATACCATTATGAAAGGCATAGGGTTAGTAGAAAAAGAACTTAAAGACAACAAAAAAGAGTAGCAACAAGTCAGTCAAAACTTTTAGTTGCTACTCAAACCACCAATCCGAAAGGAATTGATAAATCTATCATATCAGTTTCTTTCGGAAAATTCAAGAATATTTTCGGAGGAAAAACAAATGAGTAATGTAGAAATCGTAACAAATATTGACATAGCGTCAGAAATTGCACACGCAACAGTAACAGAAGTTTTAGCAAATATGGAAAACGAAAGAATAGGATATGTTCTCATAGGAGTTTTACAGCAATTAGAAACTATTCAGGACAATGTTAATAATTTTGATTTAAAGGAACAGGACAAGACTACAAAGGAAGTGGCATAATATTATTGCGTGAGGCATTGTGGGCATATACTCCCACTACGCAATAAGTTCTGCTTTGAGCGAATGATAAATTTGTAGGAGGTAAAATAATGAGTTATAATAATCCAACTACAAAAGATGACACTCACAATGAGATTAAGGCACCAATGAACACTAAGAATATTTGCGGCGTAGACTGCTATGAGCAGAATGGCGTTGCTTACTTAAGATTGGAAAATGTTGCTAGAGGACTTGGGTTCACAAGAATAGCCGCAAGTGGTAACGAAGTAATCATGTGGAGCAGAGTTGAGAAATACTTGGAAGATTTAGGCGTACACACTTGTGCGCACGACGATTTTATCCCAGAAAACATCTTCTACCGACTAGCAATGAAAGCCAAAAATGAAACAGCAGAGAAATTTCAAGCATTAGTGGCAGACGAGATTATTCCGTCAATTCGTAAGAATGGAATATATGCTACCGATAATGTTATTGATGAAATACTGAATAATCCAGACTTTGGAATAGAATTATTAACAAAGTTAAAAAAAGAAAGGCAAGCAAGAGTTGAAGCAGAAAGAAAGAACGCTATCTTAACACACGTCAATAAAACATATACAATGACGGAGATTGCTAAGGAACTGAACTTAAATTCTGCTATTCAACTTAACAAGTTGCTTGCTGATAGAAAAATTCAGTACAATGTCAATGGAACTTGGGTTCTTTACTCACCATACAGCAGTATGGGATATGAGGAAATTAAACAAGAAATTCTTGACAGTGGTAAAGTAATCTATCATAGACGAATTACCCAACTTGGAAGAGAATTTATACTGCAATTATTCAACAATGTTGCATAAGTTCTCTTGTGGGATATAATAGCTCAAACAGAAAGAAAATTCAATAGCTGTAAGAAATTTACAGCTATAAAAAATCAGAACAAGTTGGGTAGACCTGTTCTGATTAGCACATATGAGTACATATAAGTTGCTCACGTCAATAATAACAAATAAATAGCAAAATGACAAGGACATTTCACTTAATCGTGAGGTGTCCTTTTTGTGTGCTTAGAAAGTGAGGTTTTACTATGAATTTTATACAATACATAAAGCAAGCGTGGAAAGCTGGCACTAGTGGCGGTACTCCAATAAGCCCAGACAGACTTAATCATATGGAAGATGGAATTAAGAATAATAACGATATGATAAGTGAACTAAACAGCAATATCTTCAATAAACATATAACTAATATTCCAATAGGAAAAAAATTAAGAGTGCATTCAACAAAAGCTCCTGAAAACAGTATTTTTTGGGGAATTGCATTTGTACAAGGAGCAGCAGGTGCTGCGGCAGCCTGTGCTATTGTACAAGGTTATGGCTTTGGAAGTTCTGCACGCTATCACATAACGTCAATCTTAAATTCGTCATATATTATATGGGAATATGGAAAAGATGGCGATATGGATTTTTTTGTTACTAATAACTGCCCTACTGTTGTTAATTTCGCATTCTATGAATTCAATAAAAATGGGTTTGAATTTACTTTACTTGATACTTAAATAAAATAAGTGAAATTGTAATATGTTTGTCCTTGATTTACCTTAATTTCCGTATCACTATAAATTTGTAATGCACCAACAGGTGTTAATTGTCCATATGCCACAAGCCCCGCCGGATTATATACTGTAACAGGAAATTTTATAACTTTACTCGGTCTATATTCCTCAGGCAGAGTTGCGACTGTTGTCCAATTGCCACCCCCAATTGCTACAGTATTAATTAAACTAGCTGGCATTATATTTACCAGTGCCAAAGCAGGTGCGTATGTTATGATAGCATTTTCGTACGTTGTTGTTGTATTGTTGTTCAGCTCGCTTATCATATCGTTATTATTCTTAATGCCATCTTCCATATGGTTAAGTCTATCTGGACTTATTGAAGTAAATATATAGAAAAGAGGCGATTGAATGATAAGTGCTGTAATTATCGAGGGAGTAACATTCCCAGTAGCATATAACGGCTACACATATAGTAGGAATAAGATTTGGTCTAAGAACACAGGAAGAAACGATTATGGAGAAATGGTAGGCACAATCGTGGCTATTAAGGATAAAGTAGAACTACAATTGCCACCATTAACAGGTGAACAGGCGTTGTTGCTTGATAATGTGATTAGTGATGAAAATAACCCATTCCCGACAGCACAAGTCCTATTCTTAGGCGGTACACAAAAGGAAATGACAATATACACAGGAGATGTGACATATCCGTATCTCACAAGAGCGAAGAATGAGGACGGATTAATAGTCGGAGCGAAACTAAGTTTAATTCAGAAATAAGGAGATTAACTATGAAAATAACAGGAAATGAAGTTTTAGCACATTATGAAGCACTTGCAAGTGTAGCACAACTTAAAATGGGTGGCAGATTAGCAGTTGCCATTATGTCTAACATTAAGATGTTAGAGTCACGCTTTAAGGCGGTTGTGGAAACGATACAAAAGATACGCAAAGAAAATAAAGACGACAACAATAAGATAAAATCAGAACTTGAAGAACTAGGAGAACAGGAAATAGAAGTATCTGAATACACAAAAGTTGATATAAGTGCATTTGATAGTTGTGAAGCCATTGAGCCAGCTAAGATTATCGCACTTAGCTTTATGATTAACAATTAATCAGCAGAAAGGAGCAACCTAATGAAAAATATTAATTGGGGTGCGGATTTCAATTTGCTGTATGCAAGATATTACAGCAAATATTTAGTTGACGGAAAAGAATACAATCAGACACTTAATGAGTTTAAGTACAGCAACATAATCAATCCGAACAATAGCATTTCCATAGGTAACACTTGCAGTAGTAGTGTTACCTTTTCTATTTATAATCCAGAAATCACGCTTGAAAATAAGGATATAACCATTTTTGAGGGTGTTAAGGGCGATAGCGGCATTGAGTATGTACAGATAGGCATATTTACTGTAACTAAAGAAGAAAGTAACGGCGAATACACTAAGTACACAGCTTATGACAAGATGTACAAAGCTGAAAAAGGTTATTTTTCAGCTTTGACTTATCCTAGTACAGATAAGGCTATTTTAAAGGAAATCTGTACAAAGCTAGGCATACAGTTAGCAACTAGCATAACAAACACACATACAATTACAGATAAGCCACAAGGTTATACAATGCGTGAAATGATTGGTTATATGGCTATGCTACAAGGTGGAAATGCGGCTATTAATTCTGACGGAAACCTTGAAATAAAGTGGTACAAAGATAGCGGTTATGTGCTTGACGGACATCAATACTATCAGCAAGGGGTTACTTTTACCACTAGCAAAGATTTTACGATAAGAAAGCTAACTTGTAACAATACAAAGTCTGGTGATAAGGAAACTAGCACAATCACTAGCGGCAGTGGTACAACTGGACTTAGCTTTGCTAATCCATTTATGACACAAGCTAACTTAAATGAGATTTATAAAAAGATAGGCGGCTTTCAGTTTAGACCGCTTACAGTTAAGTTTGTCGGTGACTGGCGGCTTGAAGTAGGCGACATTATAACTGTTAATAAGGGCGGCGTTGATTACAAAGTGCCTATAATGCAGATAACACACGAATGTGATGGCGGCTTAATGGACACAGTTACATCTATCGGACAATCTGACACAGAAAACAGTAATATTGCTAGCGGTCCGATAACAAAGCAAATGGAACGATACTACGCTGATTTAGTCTTAATCAACAAGGCAGTTATCGAGAATGCCGATATAACTAGTGCTAATATTGAGAGTTTAAAAGCACATCAAGCGTATATCGACCGATTAAAGGCTAATAAGATTGAAGCTATTACAGCAGATATTGTTAATTTGACAGCAAGTAAAGCTACAATTAATGAAGCTAATATCGCTAAGTTACAAGCAGATTATGCACAGGTAGGCGTGTTAAATGCAGATGTAGCAGACATTAAGACCTTAATGTTTGGTTCAGCGACAGGTAAAAGTTTAACAACAGAATTCGCCAATGCAGTCGTAAGTGTTATTGGCAATGCACAGATTAAGGATGCTATGATTGACAGCATAGCTGCGAGCAAGATTACAGCACTTGACCTTAATACCACCAAATTTAAGGTTCATAGCGAAAATGGAATGTCTTATTGGCAAGATAACACAATTATCATTAAAGATACTGACAGAATAAGAGTTCAAATAGGTAAAGACGCTAATTCGGACTACAATATGTACGTCTGGGATAAAGCTGGCAATCTTATGTTTGATGCCTTAGGACTTACCGAAAAAGGCGTTACAAGAAAAGTTGTTCGTGATGATGTTGTTCAAGATGACGCTAATATTAATGCAAGTAAGCTGGATATCGAAACATTGTTTAATGTTATTAATAACGACAGCACACATACACTTAAGAGCAATAAAATTTATCTGGACAACGAGGGACAGACACTTAATGTCATTATGCAAGCTATAACAAGTGGTGCTGGTAAAGATTACACACAATGGGGCGGTATGATGAAAGTTGCTAGTGATTTTATCACTAATAAATTGTGGTGGACTGAAAATGTTGACAACGAAAGCATTAAGACTAAGTTTTCTACTGTTAATCAGAAGTTAGATAGCTATGAAATTACGTTATCTGACTTATATCAGCAAACGAACGATAATTTTATGGTGTATACAGTTACAGCAACACCTACAAAAGATAATTATCCAGCCGTTGACTGGTTTATACCCATTTATCCGTCAGACGATTTATTTCCAAGTGATAATCTTACTTGGACTTATAGCAATGATGAATACGCAAAATATCACGGGGCAATAGCATACAACGAAACGACTCAAAAAACTTGGCGTTGGGCTAAAGATGATAAAGGTAATTGGGGTTGGAAAGAGGTATCTAACACACAATTAGCTTATATGCTTAATCAAAACGCTAGCTTTAAAATGAACTTAGATAGTATATCTACATCATTGTTAAGTGTGCAGCAGAATTTAAAAGATAACTACAGTACAACCACAGTTATGAAGAATGCTATAACGCAGGCTGTAAAAGCAGAAAGCAATAGCATTAAACTTGAAGTGTCTAATGCTTATGCTACAAAGGATAGCTTAAGTAGCTACAGCACAACAACGCAGATGAATGCGGCTATAAGCACAGCAATAAGTAAAGAAAGTTCAGCGATTAAGTTAGAAGTAGCAGGAGCATATGCCACAAAAGATAGCCTTAAAAATTACGCTACAACAGCAAGTCTTAGTGCTTATATCAAGAAAGACCCAAAAAGTGGCGAGCTTAAATCCGCAATTGAAGCAATTGCAGATGATATAACGCTTAAGGCTAAGGGGGCTATTAATATTAGCGGTAACAAGAGCGTTAACATTAGTGGTAACGCATTTACTTTAACATCAACTAATACAATTATAAGTGCAACGGGGACAATTACCTGTAGTGATATAATCGTGACCGGGGGTCGCATTGGCAATTGGGATATTACTGATGGAAGCATAAAAAATGATTACTTAGCACCAGACGGATACTTAAGAAGAACTTACATTCAAAGTTCAAAAAATATTGGTGATTGGATTTTTTCTGTTCAGAAAGGAGCCGTACAAGGAACTTCGCCAAGCACACTAAACTCCCTGTGGCACGTTACTAACGATGGCGAAATGCAGTTCAATGTTGAGAGCGGTAAAGGTATTAAAATGTATGGTTCGGCAGGATTAGAGTTAGAAGTGTTAAGAGACCGCATCGAATTATATTACCAGCCTTACATCAATGGAGAACCGCAAGCTTGGACGAAAATTGAAAAAGGAAAAATTTCTATAGACTCAAAAGGTTGGAGTTCTTTTGGCGACTGTGCTCTATCTGTAGTTAACAGCTCAATAAAGACTACAGCATTGTATATAATGCATCAAACAGAAGATGGGTCATACTATCAAAGAGGATGTGTAATTAATAGAAATCCTTTTTCTGGTGATATTATGTTTGATTGGGATGGACGTTATCTTCGCGGATATATAGGAGATAATGTTGTTATCACTTGGGACAACGAAAATAAAAATTGGATATAAGATTAGGAGGTAAAACGCAATGTTAGACATCAACTCATCAATTCAGAAGAACGGAACATTATCTGTTCAAAATTCAGACGGAACACTTAAACAGGTAGCTTATCTGTCAGCTACAATCAGCGAAAGCGGCACAGTTAGTATGTCAGCTAGCTTCAATGATTTTGCGGCATACTTGGCGAATGATATAGCACTAGACAGTGAGCTTAAGAGCTTTCTTGATGGCGTTAAAAACACTTACAAGGCAACATACAGCACAGAAGATAACACAGTTAGTTCAGATGCAACAGGAACAGTAGAAAGTGAGGTATTTTAATTATGATTAAATGTGGAGATTTTTCAGCGTGGAATGGTGTAGTTGACTGGAACAGAGTTAAGGCGGCAGGACTTACTCACGCTATTCTTAAGGTTATCAGACGTGATTTTGACCCAGATAAGCAGTTTGAAAACAACTGGAAAGGCTGTCAGTTAGCAGGCGTGCATATCTGCGGTGTATACAATTATGTTTACACGCCAACAGTAGAAGAAGCTATCGCAGCGGCTAAAAGAGTATTAGAGGTACTTGACGGACGTAAGGTAACAGTTTGGATGGACGTTGAAGATACTTGTATGCGAAACTTAGGTTCAGAGCTTATTGATATTATCAAGGCTTACAAAGAGGTTATTGAGGGTGCAGGATATGACTTTGGCGTATATACTGGCTTATCATTCTATGGTAGTTACATCAAGCCCTATACAGACCCTAGTGACTTAGATTGTCCGTTCTGGATAGCACGTTACTACTTAGGATATGATGAAATGCAACTCAATGATGAAACTGACGCAGATAAAACACCTAACATTGACCATTACCTTGCAGGTTGGCAGTACACATCAAGCGGCGTTGTTGACGGAGTAGACGGAGTTTGCGACTTATCAGAATTCTATGGCTTTCATAATGAAGAAGATAATACAGAAGATAACAGCGAAGAAGATAACACAGAGGATAGCACAGATGAACACGTATATGCTACATATGCCGCTTATACAGACCGTTGGTGGGGTGAAGTAGAGGACAGAGAAGATTGGGCTGGTGCAGGCGACAATAAAGCTATCACAGCACTTATTATCAAGGTTAGCAGAGGTTCAGTTAAGTACAGAGTTCACTTAAAGGGCGGTGATTGGCTTCCTTATGTTACTGGCTTTAATTATGACGATTACGATAATGGCTATGCAGGTGACAAGAAGCACGAGATTGACGCAATAGAAATCATTTACTATACGCCAGAGGGTGAGCCTTGGAAGTATGCAAAGTATATGGTATCTGTATTCAATAACCGCAACTTCTACCCAGAGCAGATAGATGATAAAACATCCAACGGAATGGACGGATATGCAGGCGTTATGGGTAATGCAATCGACAAGTTCCAGTTAGTTGTCGAATAAAGTCGAAATTACGCGACCGAAAGTATTTGAAATATACTAACGATAAATGTATAATAAACTTGTCTTTGAGAAAAGACCCTTAAACATTTTCAAGTTCTGGCAGGCGATATTGTTTGATTGGCGTTGGCAATATCGCCGCTACACTTGACACGATAGAACGTGTGTTCTATAATAATCGTATCGCTATCAAACGTGCAAGGGCAAGAGAGGGGAGTGCAGGTTTATGGATAACAGTAATGAGGAAAATTACAAAGATAAGTTAATAGAACTCATAAATGAAATAGAAAATACAGGCACATTAGAGTACCTGTATTCATTCATAGAAAACTTTTTGAAGAGGTGGGGGTAAAACCCTACTTCTTTTCTTTTCGAGATAACATAACATCTATCATATCTAATATTGTTTCTTTATCTCTTTGCTCTAACATAGAAAACTTCCAAAGTAAATCAACATCTTTTTCAGCTTCTTTTGAATTATCCTTACGGATTGGCGAAACATCAAATCCCATTAGCCACGCTTCTGACACGTTCAAAGCCATTCCTAAGACAACTAGCTTTTCTTGGCTAGGTTCAACTTTGCCTGATACATACTGGCTAATATCGGATTTATTCATCTTGATATTGTATTTCTTACAATATGGTAATGATAAATTCAAAATATCAACTTGCTTTAACTTCCGTTCATTCATTAGCTGTTTAAGCCTATCTGACGTATTCTCTTTCATCTTAGTTATCCTCCTTTCTGTTGATAATATACCATTATTTGAACAAAAGTTCAAGATGTAAAACTAAAAAAGTAAAAAATATTGAACTTTTTATTGACATATTAATTTAATAATGCTATTATACAATCAGTTCAAAACATTGAACAAGAAAACGAAGAAAGGAGAAGAATTGGAATGGCTTTTAATTACAGTAAGTTAAGAGGTCGCATAATTGAAAAGTACGGAAGTCAGACGGACTTTGCCAAGGCATTTGGCTGTTCAGACAGGACTTTATCGCTTAAAATGACAGGCAAGCGACCTTGGAAACAGATTGAAATTTTAAAAGCAATTAAATTATTAGATTTATCAGAAGATGATATACAGGATTATTTTTTTGCTTTAGAAGTTCAAAATATTTAACTTTCAGAAAGGGAAGATATGAACGATTTGCGGATTTTCAATAATGAAGAGTTCGGAGAAGTCCGAACAGCAGTAATAAATGATGAACCTATGTTTTGCTTGGCTGATATTTGCAGAGTGCTAGAAATCAAAAATGTTTCTGATTGTAAAAGCAGATTAAGACAAAAGGGTATAGTTACTACCGATACCCTTACAAATGGTGGCAAACAGAAGATGATTTTTATTGACGAAAGTAACCTTTACAAGACAATCTTTCAGAGCCGCAAAGAAAGTGCAGAGAGATTTACAGATTGGGTTACAGGAGAGGTGCTTCCGTCTATCAGAAAAGCAGGCAGTTATGGTATGCCAAAGACAACAGGTGGTCAGATACAGTTATTAGCACAGGGCTATACAGAACTTGAACAGGCTGTTAACTCTATCAAAGAAGATATGACAGAGCTTAAGGATAACACACCTCTTTACGGCTGTGAGATTGATGAGGTTAAACAGCACGTTAATAGAAAAGGCATAATTGTACTTGGTGGCAAGGATAGCGAAGCCTATAAGGACGGCAGTATTCGCAGTTCGGTATATTCTGACATATATAAGCAGTTAAAACGTGAGTTTGGTTGCGTAACAACATATAAGAGCATAAGAAGAAAGTACATTGATAATGTACACAAGTTTATAGATGATTATGCGTTGCCTATGGCACTTGCTGAACAGGTAAAAGAAGCTAATGCACAGATAAGTATGAGCTTTTAAGGAAAGGAGTAAGAGTTGGAAAGACTGATAAAAGAATTAATCGCAGTTGAGAAAAAGAGAAATTCCTTGCTTGCGGAACTGAATAAGATTTTAAAGAAACTGGTAAGTAAGGAAAATGAGTGCAGTAGAGATAAGCACAGCAATTACGATGATAGATTTACTTTTTAGTAATATCACAATTTTTAAGATAAGGAGAAGTTTATGGAAGATATACAGGCAACACCACAATATAGCATATCAGTAGAGGGACTGATAGCAGAAAGAAACAATTTAGAAGTCTCTATTGCGGCATACAAGAAAGCAAAGAGAGACAGCAAGATAGCTGAATGTTTATGGATTTTATCAGCAATATTATTTGTTGTGTCAATGATATTTCAGCTTATTAATTAGAAAGGAGTTTTAGCAGATTGATATTTATTATTTCTGAAAAAGGCGAAAGAGAGCAGATTAATGAGGTAGAAAAGCTTGAAATCCTGGCACATATTGGCAGAAGAACAAGTTACCTCTTAGGAAGAAATAAACATTGTGAGCCATTAAGGAGCATAGTTACAAGAGATATTTTAGGGCAGTTAAAGCACGAATACGGGTGTGGTTTGAGTGAACTGAAAAAGAAGTACATAGCAGACACTCACGATTATATCGACTGCTACGAACTGCCTACAATAATGAAAGAGAGATATAAGCTATGATACAGGGATTTATGCTAGGAACGATATTCGGGATGTTTTTAGAACTGGCTTGTATCGTTCTGACAATGGCAAGGGCAAAGAGAAAAGAAAGGATTGAACAATATGAAACAGGTAAACGAGAAAGTAATAACAGTACAGGATTGCATTGATATGTACGAGAAAAAGGATATGTATACAGTTATTGACGGCGGCAAAGTCGTAGGATTCGTTAAGAGAGGAGAAAAGGAATGATAACAAATAATAAAGCCTATATGATAGGTAAGATTGCTAAGAAACCAGTATTTTCACACGAGGTTTATGGTGAGGGATTTTATATTTTTCACATAGAAGCTCCAAGAAAAAGCGGCAATGTAGATACGCTTCCGGTCGTTGTATCTGAAAGACTTGTTGACATTAACAGACTAGATGTAGACAGAACTGTAGTAATTAACGGACAGATTAGGTCATACAATCAACACATAGATGGCACACATAGCCATCTGATACTTAGCATATTCGCTAGGGAGATTGATATATTAGAGGATGTTGAAATTCCACTGGATACGAACAATTCAATTGAAATCGTAGGGCATTTATGCAAAGCACCTACATATAGAACAACACCGCAAGGCAGAGAGGTATGTGACATTATGATGGCTGTCAATAGAGCCTATGGTAAGTCAGATTACATACCTTGTATCGTATGGGGAAGAAATGCGAGATTTGCAGGTAGACTTGAAGCTTGGGAACATATTCAGATTCAGGGAAGATTCCAGAGCAGGGAATACGCTAAGAAGATAAGTGACAATGAAGTTGAAACAAGAACTGCTTATGAAGTATCGGTAAGCAAGATTGATTATGCAGATGAGGGCGAAGCTAATGTGCAGTGATATTACGGTTAGAGAGTTAGCAAGTATGGCGCTTGATGAAGATGCGATGTGTCAGATATGGTCACCACGATACGGAACAATCTTTGATGGTTCGTTTAATGAAGCTAAAAATTGTACATACATAAATATCATGGTTGATAGCTTTCAAGTTGAAGATGGCGTATTTGTTATGAATATATAAAAGGAAAGGATATTGTTTATGAGAGCAACTTTAAAAAGGGTAGTACTTGAAAATTTTATGTGCTACGCACACGCAGAGTTTGATTTTTACGCCATTACAAAGATTATGGCTGAGAATGGCAAGGGTAAGTCAACTATCGCCACAGCTTACTTATGGTGCTTGTTTAACTGCGATTATGAGTTAAAGGATAATCCGGTTGTAAGACGAGAGATTGACGGAGTATCAGTTGATGATATGGATACAAGTGTTGAACTTACACTTGATGTTGACGGAAAAGAAGTGACTATGAAGAAAGTACAGGTCCGTACATATAACAAGGATAAGACAGGCTATAAGGATGATAACTCATATTACATTAATGATGTGAGAAAGAATCTTAAGGATTTCAACACATATCTTGATGTTGATATGAATGTATTTAAGATGTGTAGTAATGTAAATGCGTTTCTTAATCAGAAGCCGGCAGAAATGAGAGAATACCTATTCAGCCTTGTAGGAGATGTTACAGACCTTGATATTGCTTCACAGAAAGCCGAATTAGCCGAGTTAGTTCCTTTATTAGAGAAGTATACAACAGAGGAATTGTCCGCTATGAATAAGGCTACAAAGACCAAGGTTACAAAGGTTTTACCTATTCTTGACGGACAGATTAAGGAAAAGGAAAGAGATATACAGCTTAAACAGGCTATTGAAGTATCTGACCTTGAATTACAGAAGAACAGCCTTAAAGCGCAGATTGCTGATTGTGTGGCAAAGCAGACCGACAATGACAAGCTGATGGCTGAATATGACAAGGAAAGTTCGGATATTCTTAACTTGAAGTTTGAACTTAGTGATATGTCACGCAAGGCTAATGAAGAAAATGTTAAGGCTAGGAGAGATATTGAGAATAAGATTTCTGATAAGCAGTTTCTTATTAGACAGACAGAAAAGGCTATTGATGATTGCGAGAACCGGATTGATAGCAGTAAACATCATTCTGTTGTGCTTAATGAAAGCATTGAAAGTTATAGGAATCTATATAGGAACACACGCAGCCTTAAATTTGACGAGAGTAATTTTGTTTGTAGCTATTGCGGGCAGGAATATCCAGAAGATAAAAAAGAACAGATTAAGGCAGATTTTGAAAGCAAAAAGGCGACAGAAATTGAGAAAATAACAAATCTCGGAAACAATGCGAAGAGTGAATTAGATAAGGAAAATGAAACTATTGCCAGCCTTGAAAAAGAACTTGTTGAACATAGAAAGAGCCTTGTAATGCTGAACACGGCTATTACAGAACTTGAGAAGCAGTTAGCAGAGTTACCGCAGGAGATTGATGTTACAAGTTCAGAGGAATACAAAGAACTTGAACAGAAGATTACCGAAAAGGAAGAAGCTATGCACAAGGCTAATGATATTTCAGCAGTTAAGGCAGAATTAAAGGCACAGGAAACAGCTTTAAGGCAGCAGTTAGCAGAATGCGAAAGTCAGATTGCAAAGTCTGATACGGCAGCAGATGAACAGCGGCTTGAAGAATTAAAGCAGACGAGGATTGATTCTGAACAGAATAAAGCTAATGCCGAGAAGATTCTTGATTTACTTGATGAATTAGACAAGGCAAAGAACGAAGCCTTGACAGAAGCCGTAAACAGCCATTTTGGGTTAGTTAAGTGGCAGTTGTTTACTTATACAAAGTCTGGTGGTTACAAGAGTTGTTGCATACCTACAGTTGACGGAAAGAGCATTTTAACAACTATGAGCAACAAGGGTAACAGGATTTTAGGTAGAGTTGATATTTGTAACTCTATTCAGAAGATTAGCGGTATATCAGTGCCTATTATCTTAGATGATTCTGAAAGTCTTAGTACAGATAATCAGAAGAAAGTTGCTGAAATGGTGGATAGTCAGTTGATTATGCTGATTGTTAATGACAGCGAGAAATTAGAGATTGTGGAGGGATAATATGCAAGGCGAAGATACTTATGTACTTACAGTAAGCAATAAAGAAGCAGAAGTTATCAAGCAGTTTGTATCAGCAATGGAGAGAGCTACTGTTACGATAGATAATGATGATGTATGGGAAATTATGGAAGCTATTGCATATAAAAGTACTTCCACAAATGTAATAGGCATAAAAATTATATATGAAGAAAGTGAGGAATAATTATGGCAGAGAATACACAGTTAGTTGAATATGAATCAAATGGAGAAATGGTAAAAATTTCTCCAACAATGATAAGAAGATACCTTGTAAATGGCGGCGGTAATGTATCTGACGGAGAAGTAATGATGTTTATGTCATTATGCAGATACCAGCACTTAAATCCGTTTTTGAGAGAAGCATACCTTATTAAGTATGGAAGCAACGACCCAGCCACAATAGTTACTGGAAAAGATGTTTTTACAAAGAGAGCCAATGCAGACCCACGATATAAGGGAAAGAAAGCAGGAATTGTTGTAATTAAAAAGGACGGAGCTGTTGAAGAGCGAGAGGGAACAATGGTTTTACCTAACGAAACTATCGTAGGTGGCTGGGCAAAAATCTTTATTGACGGAAAAGAGGACGAGTATCAGTCGGTAGGTTTTGATGAGTATGCAGGAAGAAAAAAAGATGGTTCGCTTAACAGCCAATGGGCGAAAAAGCCAGCCACAATGATTAGAAAAGTAGCTGTTGTACAGGCTTTAAGAGAAGCATTTCCAGATAGATTTCAAGGGTTATATGCGCAGGAAGAATTTCAGAATATATCAGATGTGAAACTTGATACAGAAAAGGTTGTTGCTGATGAGATTAAAGAAAACGCAAACAGCGTTGATTTTGAAGAAAGCGACATTATCGAGGGCACAGCCACGGAAGTAACCGAAGAACAGGCAGAAGATAACACATTACCGCCATTTATGCAGGCAGAATAGGAGATTGAGTATGAGAATAATTTCGCAGGACGGAACAATAGATGTTCCTTATGAAATGGTAGTTATTCAGGAGTTCAGAAATGCTATTTATTTTTTGAACCGTAATTTATCAGGAGTAGAAGACTTGACTAGCGACATTATGTTAGCTGAATATTCCACCAAAGCAAAGGCAATTAAGGCTATGGAAATGCTTAGAAAAGTATATGAAAACAATGTGTTTTATCATTGCACAGCCGGTTCAAAGCGTTTTGAAGAAGTACAGCGTATTTTGAGCGAGGAACAATTTCGGAAAGCTACAACAGAGTACTTTCAGTTCCCACAGGATGATGAAATCGAGGTGTAAATATGAAACAAAATCCAATAATAATTGCGTGCGAATTGTGCGGAAAGCCACAGCAAAAAGACGAATCACGTTCTAATGAAAATTGGAATGTTTATGATGCAAAAGCTGTTTGCGAGTGTGGTGGAAAATTCAAAATAATGTTAAGAGAAGATGCGGAGAAATTAAGGAATGAAACTTAAATGTATTGCGACAGGAAGTACAGGAAATTGCTACACCTTAACTTCCGACAGTGGAGAAACACTTATCCTTGATTGCGGAATACCGATTAAGGAGATTAAAAAAGGCTTGAATTGGAACATTAAAGATGTTGTGGGTGTGTTATGCACCCATAAACACCTTGACCACAGCAAGTCAGTAAACAATTTTAAGGCTATGGGAATACCGATTTATGCACCATATTTGAAGATTGATTGTAAATCAATGAATATGGGTGGATTTACAGTAAGACCATTTGATTTAACAACGATAGACGGAAATTGGACACACACAAACGCAAATGGCGAGCCTTGCCCGATATATGGCTTTCTAATAACTCACCCGGAAATGGGGAGAATGCTTTATATAACCGATTGCGAACTAATCAAATGGAAGTTTAAAGACATAAACCACATTCTCTTAGGTGTGAATTATGATAAGGATTTGGTTGATAAGGATAACGACCCAAAGGCAAGACACGTTTTCAGAGGTCATTTAAGCATTGACACAGCTTGCGATTTTGTTAAAGCGAATTATTCACATAGCTTGCAGAACGTCATTATGTGCCACCTGTCAAGTGAAAATGCTGATAGTGATAGTTTCGTTGAGAAAATGAAGAAAGTTGCTTGTGGGGCGAATGTAGATGTTGCGGTAGCAGGGAAAAGTTGGGATTTGAAAAATCCTAGCGAGTGTCCGTTTTAGAAAGGAGAATTGAAATGAAGAAATCTGAACCAAAAATGATTTTAAATATATCTCTCAATAGCGAGGAAATTGAAGAAAAGGTCAAGATTGCTATGGACGAATATGTAGAGAAAGTTATTTATAAAAAACTTGATGAAGAAATTGCAAAAATTGTTGACAAAAGAATTGAAAAACTTACATCTGCTTCAAGCTGGAGTAGTGACAGGAAGATACAAGGTGTTTCTTTTGAACAGTTTGTGAAAGAAAGGACCGAAAAAACTATCGGCGATTTTGTAGAAAAGAATATCAAAGAAATTCTTGCTAAGAGATTTGCTGAAATTATGACAGATAGGAGTTTTGACAATGATTAAAGGCAGAAAAGTTTATGACCCATTAACTGATGCTTGGAGTACAGGTTATTGGATTGTGGATGATAAAGGAAATTATTACCCTGTGTGGTAGAAAGGAGCAGAAATGGAGAGATTAACAAGAAGAAGTGCTAACGGAACGGGTGTATATGCTACACCTAGTGGAGAACCTATCGAATGGGAAAACAATCGTCATAATGTGTTACAGAAATTAGCAGATTATGAGGATTTAGAGGAACAGGGCAGACTTATCAAGCTACCTTGCACAACAAAGGATACCGTTTGGCATTTTTGCAGGGAATTGGGGCAAATATTAGAATATGAAGTTTATGAAATAACCATTCTTTTAAATGTAGTATGGTATCGCTGCATTGCGTATTCAGCGGGTTTTCCAAAAGATGACTTGGATGACATAACAGTACACGCTTCGGATTTTGGCAAATCGGTATTTCTTACAAAAAGCGAGGCAGAAGCAAGATTAAAAGAACCTAACTACGTAGAAGAAGTAATGAATCAATGTCCGTCAAGTGATTTTAAATACGTAGGTGGCAGTTGCCCTAAATGCGGAGAATATGTAACTTCAAGCAATGATTTTGAAAAATGTCATTACTGTGGAAAGCTTTTAAAGTGGAAAAAATGGGATGGTGCTTTTAAATTATATTGAAAGAATTGAGAGGTTGAGAAAATGACGGATAAAGAGAAATATGCAATTAAAATAGCCATAGACACTATGGATAAGTATAACAGTAGATATTGGAACACACGTTATGGAAGCCTTAAAACAGGTGTGTCTGTTTGGTATGGCGAAGCAATAAGTATTTTATCAGATATGGTTAGGGATAATGATAGCAAACAGACCAATGCCGACAGAATAAGGAATATGTCGGATACAGAGTTGGCAGATTGGATTTACTACCACAATACTAAATTTTCAAGCGAGATGCAGTGGTTTGATTGGCTTCAATCAAAAGCGGAATAGGAGAGAATATGGAATACAAACCTAAAACAGTAGAAATTCGGCTCACTAAGGAAGAATTTGAAAAACTAAAGGCTGTAAGGCAGTTAGATAGGGTTGTTTTCCTTGATGAATCAAGCAAGGAATGTTTTACAGTTTACAATTTGGCATCAGATAACTTAACTGAGAAAGGAAAGACTATGAAAGATGAGTATTTGTTTAAAGCGAAGCGAACAGACAATGGAGAATGGGTACAGGGAGCATTCCTGTGCTATAATAATACCGCTTCTATATTTAACATAGAAGATGGTTTTCTTCAGGAATTTAGTGTAGACCCAGATACAATCTGCCAGTGTACCGGCTTAAAAGACAAGAACGGCGAGCTGATTTGGGAGAATGATATTGTTGTTTGTCGTGATTTCACAGAAGAAAAATATGTGATTGCGTGGAAACAGGATGAAGCTTGTTTTGAATGTCAGCAATATAGTTGCTCAATAATGAATTTTGAGCAATTAAGTGGTTGTGAAATTGAAGTTATTGGCAACATTTTTGACAATAAAGAGTTATTGGAAAGTGAGGGATAACATGGCAAAGATATTTAGATTTAGCGGCTATTTAGTTTCCAAACGTGAAAATATTTCACTTGAAGATATATATGATGATATAAGTGATGTAGGATATGCCGAAAACTGGCAACAGTTACATATCGAACAGTCGGAAGAATTTAATCTTGATGGCGAAGATAAGCCAAACTGTGACCTTGCATTACTCACAAGGCATTTTAAGGCAGATAATATCAGTACAGAATTTGACAGACCTTTACCACAGAAAGGCGAGAAATATAAGCATTTTAAGATTGGTAAGATTGTTACTATTATCGGTATTTCAAGACACACAGAAACAGAAGAAATATCAGTTGTATATGAATATGAGGGGCATATCTGGAACAGACCTCTTGAAATGTTTATGAGTGAGGTTGATAAGAGAAAATATCCTAATGCAGAACAGAAATACAGATTTGAGTTAGTAGAAAGTGAGGAAAAGTAATGAATCGTGTAATTTTATGTGGAAGACTGACTAAACAGCCAGAGATTAGATATTCACAGACAGTAAACGGAAGTATGGCAGTAGCAAGATACACATTAGCTGTTGACAGAGCTTTTAAGAAAGAGGGCGAACAGACAGCAGACTTTATTAACTGTATCGCATTTGGCAAGAATGGAGAGTTTGCGGAGAAGTATTTACATCAGGGAACTAAGATTATCGTTGAGGGTAGATGGCAGACAGGCAACTACACTAACAAGGACGGACAGAAAGTCTACACTAATGATTGCGTTGTTGAAAAATACGAATTTTGTGAAAGTCGTGCTAATCAGCAGAACAACAGTAACAATGGAATTATGGGCGGTAATGCTAGTTCAGACAGCTTTATGTCGATTCCAGATGGCGTAGCTGACGAGGGATTACCATTTAATTAAAGAGGTGTGAGTATGACAGAGAATGAAGCAATAGAAAAACTGAAAAATATGCGATTGTTTATGCAGATTGAGGACGAGAACAACGGCTGCAAGTTTACAGAAGATGATTACAAAGCTAACGAAATGGCAATACAAGCACTTGAAGAAGTACAACAGTACCGCACAATCGGCACGTTGGAAGAATTACAGGATATGAAAAGCAATTATTCTGAAGCATTAAGTGATTGGCGTCAATATCGCAAGATTGGGACTTTTGAAGAGTGCAGGACGGCGAGAGAAAAGCAGATACCGAAGAAACCTATATTTAACCATAACCTTAGTGATACTCTTTCTGTATTTCGTTGCGAATGTGGAAACACAATAAAAGTCAGCCACGATATAGGAATAATGAATAACAACAATGCACCGAATTACTGTAGCAAGTGCGGTTGTAGGTTAGATTGGAGCGATGAAGAATGAGATTGATTGATGCGGATAAATTATTAGAGCTGATAAAAGAACAGAAAGAACGAGAGATAGGGGGATACACAAAAGGCATAAATGCTGGTCTGAATATCGTAAAGAGTATTATCAATGATGAAACACAAACTTCAACTGCCTATGATGTAAATAAGGTTGTTGAAGAGTTAAACAAAATTAAAAAGTATAACCTTGATTTGGCGGATATGATGCTTGATATTCAGGCAAACGGAACTAACCGACATTTTATATGTTTAGAGGACGCAATCGAGATAGTAAAGGCAGGTGGCAATTCTTGAGTTATCAGAACATAGCGAGAGCCAAGGCAATAGAACAGGAAAATAAAAAGCGACTATTAAAGCTGAATCCAAAGCTGAATGACAGGAGTGGGATTTACTTCCTACTCCGAGAAGATGAAAACGGATTTAAGTATGCTTATATCGGACAGGCGGTACATACACTTAGCAGATTGGCAAGCCACCTTGTAGGCTATGAACAGCATATAGACCTTAGCTTACGCAAACACAAGCTGTATGACAAAGAGAAAAACCCTTATGGTTGGCGAGTTGAATTTCTGAGTTTCCCCGAAAGCCAGCTTGACGAAAAGGAGAAGCATTACATCAAACTATATGCCGATAAGGGTTATCAACTTAGGAATGTCAGTTTAGGCGGTCAAGGAGAAAATCGTGCTAGTGGTTCAATAGGCGAGAGAAAAGCACCTAAAGGCTATATGCAAGGCGTACAGCAAGGCAAAAAGGTGTTAGCAAGGGAATTATCGTCTATCGCAGAAAAGCACCTTATAATCCGATTGAAGCCCGAAAAAGAGCATAACAAGGTGTCGCAGAAACAGTATGAGAAGTTTATGGATTTATTGAAAGTGGGCGATTCGGAATGAAGATTTTAAGCAAGAAGAAATACAATAAGCTCATTGAAGATTTTGAGGAATTGCAGAAAAAGGTCGAGGAACTCAAAAGGATAAACGAGAGTCTTGGGAAAAAGCTGGAAGATAAAAAGACAAGTTGCAAGATGAATAGCGGAAAAGACTTCTGCTTTAAATGCAAAAACTCTTACAGATATAAGGCATACTGGGGAGTGACAGAATACGAAAAATGCGGTTGCTTGCTTGATGTACCTTGCAAGAGTTTTGAAAGAAAAGAAGATAACTAACTAAAAATCAAAGAAAGGAATAAGGTCGTCCGAACATAAAACCGAGGTTTCCTTTTGGTAGATGTTATGTGTGCTATGTTTAAAAATTTGAATATCAAGCAAGGAGATACAGTATGAAAGATGAAACAAAGCAGGAAATACAGATTTTACTTGACCTACTCAAAGGCAGTCTTATAAGAAATGGTGTAAGTATGGCAACGGACAATAGTGGTAACTTGATGTTTTTTGATACGTCTGCCTATGTTAGAAGTAAAGGCAAGGAATTTGACGGATTCAGAGTTAATATCAATGATTTAGTGAAGTAACAATGTGACAGAACTTGAAGAGGTAATTATGGCAGGCAATTTTATTAAAATTGACAGAAAAATTTTAAAGTGGGAATGGTGGAGCGATATTAATACGTTCAGACTTTTTATGTATATGTTGATAAGTGCCTATTGGAAAGACGGAAATTATAAAGGCAAGATAATTGAAAGAGGGTCTTTCCCCTCTTCAATATCTGAATTATCAAAAGAAACTAATTTGTCTGTAATGGAAATTCGTACCTCACTAAAACACTTACAATTAACAGGCGAAATAACAAGCAAAGCAACAAACAAATTCACGATATTTACTGTGGTTAACTACAATTTGTATCAAACGGATAACAAGCAAGATAACAAACAAATAACAAGCAACTTAACAGACAATCAACAAACAGATAACATTCTATTAACAAACTCTATATTAAAAGAAAGTAAGAATGAAAGAACAGAAGAAATTAAAGAAGATAAGAATACAGAAAAAGATATTACTAACGTAATATCCAAAAAGAAAAGTTATTACCCAGATGATGAATTACTTGATGAAGCATTTAATGAGTATGTGACAATGCGTAAGAGGATTAAAAAACCTATATGCACCGACAAGGCATTGCATAGGGCTATGAATACTCTTGAAAAGCTGTCTGGTGGAGATAATGACTTAGCTGTTAAAATTCTTAATCAATCAGTAGACCATTGCTGGCAAGGACTGTTTGAGCTGAAAGAAGATAATTCTAATAAGCAAGGCAATCAGATTTTCAATAAGGGTGCTATTGACTGGGATAATGTGTAAAAAAAAGGGGGGCAGTAAGAATGAGCAGATTAGATGATACACTTAATGGAATTAATTTCAGATACGATTATCCGCACAACGGAAGGGTTGAATCACTTTTAAGAACAATAGCGATTAATAGTGCTATTATATGCGACAAATTAGATACTATTTCTAATCAACTGAAAGGAGATGGCAATGACAAGAGAAGAAACAGTTAAAATCATCCGCATTATGTGTGATTGCTACCCTAACTACAAGCCTAACAACTTATCCGAAACAGTAGATGTGTGGAATATGATGCTGAATAATTACAGTTATGAACAAGTGTCAGTTGCACTTAAAGCATACATCAACTCTGATATAAGCGGATTTGCTCCAAGTATAGGACAGTTGATAGGTAAGATACAGGCAATATCACAGCCACAGGAACTTGATGGAATGGCAGCTTGGGGATTGGTTAGCAAGGCATTACGGAATGGCACTTATGGGGCAGTTGAAGAATTTAACAAGCTACCACTATTAGTCAGACAAGCGGTTGGTATGCCAGACAACCTTAAAAACTGGGCGACATCAGATTATCAGACGATTGAAACAGTAATACAATCGAATTTCTTAAGAACCTATGAAACAGTTGTTAAGCGTGCAAATGAAATAAATCGTATGCCAGACGACATTAAGTCACTTATCGAAAAGACGAATGCAATTTCGTATAAAGCTCAATTCCAGCAAAAATTCCAAAGAGATATAAATACACCTACAATCAAAGAAAATGCCCTTATCGGTCAAAATACAAACGCAGAAGAATATATTGAAGCACCTAAAGAAGTGCAAGATAGAATTGACAGAATGAGAGGTTGATTTTCAATGGAGACAACGCCAATTAGTCCGCAGAAGAAATTATATAATTACCGCCGAGAGAATGGATTGTGCCCTAAATGCGGCAAGCCGCTTGATAGAAAAGGCTTTTATTGTGAAGAATGTAGGGAGAAGCAAACGACTTACAGTAGAGAAACTAGAGAACTTTGCAGGCAGTTTAAAATTTGCCCGGAATGTCGCAAAAATAAACTTGTGGGTGATGAAAAGATATGTCCGGAATGTTTGGCTAACAAAGCTGAATATAGAGCTAATCACCCATTAAGTGATGATAAGCGAAGAAAAAACAATGAAGCATTTAAACAATATTCAAAAAACTTATATGCTGAACGTAGAAAAGCTGGCATATGTGTTAGATGTGGCAAGGCTAAAGCTGTTAAGGGTAAAGCAAAGTGTTTTATATGTCAGAGTAAAGATAATGCTATCCACAGAAAAAGAACTGAAAATAGGCAAAATATAAAAGAATATCGCAAAGAAAATCACTTGTGCTATTACTGTGGAGAACCTATTAACAGACCACAAGGGCAATTGTGTCAGAAATGCTGGCAGACAGACTATGAAAGGGGTAAAAGCCTTAAGAATGATAACAGCAAGCACTACTGGCGATACGACAATCAGTTTCTAAGAAAGAAGTGA